GAAAAATAGCCGAAACTGCGTAGGTTTCGGCTTGTTTGCATATTTTCGGGGTTAATCCCCCGTTTGAACCTTGGTTTTTGTGTGTGAGAGGGAACGCCGGTCTGTAAAAAATTCACAATTAGCGATTTTTATCCCCCCACCGACAGCATTTCAGACACAATCAATACCGATAGACAGGATTTCGGTCTTCCGTCCATGTCTTGTGGTCATGGCAGGACTTGCATAACGCCTGCCAGTTGCTTTCATCCCACATCAGATGCGGATCACCACGGTGAGGAATGATATGGTCGACCACGGTCGATGCCGTGAACCGTCCCTGTGCCTTGCAACGCACACACAAGGGATGCCTGCGGAGGTACGCCTTGCTGAGTCTCTGCCACCTGCTGCCGTATCCACGCTTGGCGGCAGACGGTCGGTCTGGATGCAGGAACTGATGCTCCGCACAATACAAACCGTCTGTCAGATTGGGACAGCCGGGGTGCTTACATGGTTTCAGTGCCTTCCTCGGCATAAGGTTCACCTCCGGATACAACGAAAGCCCATGTGGAACACCACAGGGCTTTCGGTCAGTTTTCTATGATATTATTATATCACACCTTTTTGCAAAAGTCATCCTCAATTTTACTCATGCCTTACCATAGAGAAGCAACGTCAAGTGTTGTACGGCACGATTCTTTTTGTTGTATGCAGAAGAACGCTCAATACCGAAGTGCTCGCAAATGGTATAAATGTTTTGATCTTCCCGCCAATAGAACTGTTCCAGCACATACCGTTCATCCTCCGACAGACTGTCCCATGCAGGCTGAAACCATTCCATGTATTCCTTTGCCTGACGATACCGTTCCCGCAGCACATCGATTTCGTCAATGGCAGTGATAATTCGCATTTCGCCGGACTGCGGGTTCGGACTGCCGCCCGGCATATCTGTAAATGCCGGACTGCCAAGGGTTGTGGTGTCTTCATGCACCTGTGCGATTTCTTCGTCTGTGTGTGCAAGGATGTAAGCCATGCTGCTGTAATCCTTCAGTGCGTTTACAGCGGCACTCCGTTTGTCTAAGTACTGCCAAATGATATTCATCTGCTACCTCCAAGTTCTGCTTTGACTGCCTGCATCAAAGCGGTCTGGGTTTGTTCCTTTCGAGTCAGGGCTTTCAAGATACGTTCGTCAATCGTACCCTTGGTGATGAGATGCTGAATGACAACCGTTTCCGATTGCTGCCCCTGCCGCCACAGTCTGGCGTTGGTCTGCTGGTAGAGCTCCAGACTCCAGGTCAGTCCAAACCACACCAACACATTGCCGCCTGCCTGCAAGTTCAAGCCATGACCAGCAGCGGCTGGGTGCAGCAGACCAACTTGCAGCCTTCTAGCATTCCAGTTCCGAATACTGTCAGAGGATTGGATTTCCTGATAGGAAACATTCAGCTTTCGCA